CCGTTACTACCCATTGCAAAATTTTCTAAAATAGGATCGTATTTGTGTCCTTTTCTTTCAAAGTTTACTTCGCTTGTATCAATTGCTACTATTTTTCCCATATGCTTATTTACTCTCTCTGTAATTGATTCCCAGGTATTGCCTTCGTAATACTTAGCTTGTGGATCAACTAGATAATTCAATACCGATTTTAAAATTTCTTGTTTTTCGTCATTCACCTTCCAAGTATCAGGTGTTAATTTACGCTTTGCATTTGCTTGTCTTTGTGCTAGATAACTTTTTTCGGCTACGTACCAGTCTCCTGAATATTCACAGGTCTTATAATCTTTAAACCAAGGTCCTCCATCTGTGTAATGTATTGCTGCCGGAAAATTTTTGCCATCTTCTTTGTAAACTCCAACTAGCCAGTTCCATTCATGGCTAAGACGTCCAATATCTTGGTCCTCCAACCAACTAAATCTATGTAAAAATTTTCCGTCTATATCAGGATTATTAATAAATTCCTTGGTAAGTTTTCTATTTTTTGGATGTTCACAATTGAATAACATCATACTTGACCAATTCTTTCTTGGATACACAGTTTGTTGTTTGCCGTCCATTTTTGTTGATGATGTCGGAGTGTAGTCGTGTTGAACACACATCATAGCATAATTTTTATCTAAATTTTCTTCTATGATTTTCCACAAGTTTCTTACATCTCTTTTAAACAAAAAATCGCAATCACAAAACATCGCCCAGCCTTTGAAGTTACAAAGCTCTGGTACTAAGAAACGTGTAAATGTAAATTCAGTAGATGCTAATTTATCTTCGTCTCTCCAGTACAGACCTCTATCACGCATCTCTTGCATTTTAATAGGAACTATTTCTATACTATTTGGAAATTTGGCTTTATCAAGTATACTTTGTTTACATACTTGAAATGCTAAGTCTTCTCGACTATCCCAGCCTACAAATATTTTAATTAGATTGTCTTTCAATATCTTCCTCCACACAATTAGCACCATACTGTATTTCTACAAGTTTTAAGGGTATTCTATCTTCGTTTGCAAGTTGATGCCATGTTCCGACTGGTATGTGCAAACTTTGGTGTTGCTTATATCTTCCTAAAAGTTCGAAATCAGAACTTACATTAATTGTGTAAACTGTTGCTGTGCCTTCCGCAACAAACCAGTGTTCACTACGTTCTTTATGGCGTTGCATCGATAGTTTATGTCCTGACGGAACTGCAAGTTCTTTTACCTTTGTATGATTTTCGTACTCATGTAGCACTCTATAATATCCCCAACTGCGTTCTGTTTTAGGAGCTTTCCATTCATCTAATATCCAACTAGAACTGTTTATTTTATCAGTTCCGCCTACACCAAACTCAAATCTTACATAAGGCATATCTCCGTATGTCTTATATTCAGGAGTAGATGTATTTGTTCTGTCGCCGCCATTGGCAAAAACAACTTTTGTGCCACTACCGTGTGTTGCTAGTGTTTTATAAATTGCTCCACAAGCACTGTCGTCACTGTCGTCAAAGCTAATAACATCACTAACAATACTTAATTCTTTTATAATTGTTGCACGATCTTCAAACTTCATAAACGGTCTGCCCTTTTTACGGGTAAGCCAATCATCGCTATTCAAACCAACAATTAGCTTTGAACCTAATTTACGTGCTTCTTTAAAGTACTCTAAGTGTCCTCGGTGTAGTGGATCAAATCCACCTGTTACTAATACAATATCCATACACATATTTATATACGCAGTTTATACTAACAGTAAGGATTGATTAATTTATTTGGATATAATGATTTTAATTGTTGCCAAGGAAGACCTTGTGCTATTTCATCAGTGTTCCATTGACAATATGCCAAATTATTCAGCCATTGCGAGCGTTCAAATGTTTGTGGATTTTCTAATCTATCTAAACTTTTATTACTTACTGACCAGGCCATTGAGCTTGAACATAGGCTAAATGTAGGTATTCCTTCACAAACACTTTCAGTAAGTGCATTAGTGTTAAATCCTACAACTGCCCAGGCTTTTTTAAAATCTTGGTATAACCCATCGCCACCGTTAAGAAGTCCAGCACCTGCATTATTACGACTTATTTCAAAATTACTAATACTACACCTGTTAATAATTTCCATTTGTTTGTCTACTCTTGCAGGATGTAATCTGACAATAATTTTTCTATCGGTATTTTTACGTATTTCAGTTAAAGTATGTGCTAAAAAAGCATCATATGTTCCATGTTTTTTAAGTAAGTTTTTTAAACTACTATCGCCCGGACGTTGTAATACAATTAGTATTGCATCTCCAGGATTATGCCAATCTTTAACTTCTATGTTTTGTTCTTTCTTAACACGTTCCCATCTGTCAGGCGGACAATTTTCTACATTATATTCACCTTCGTCTTGAAAATAACTCCACCAAGCAAACCTATGATACGCTTGTGGAGCAGGATAGTTAGGCATATTTCTTCTAAATACAGCAGACTCAGCACAAATATATGGTTTGCCACTGTACCGTATATAGTTGTATATGTGTCCTAATTTTTTTTGGCGTTTTTGTTCTAGTATATTACTTTGTAAAAATATATCTGCTTTATTTATAAGGTCTTTATCTTCCCATTCGGCTACTACAACATTGTCTCCACCCAATACAGGATGATTTCTATATGCTGGTTTTATCGCAACAATTAACGGTTCAGATTTTTTCATTTACAAAATACATTCCGGTCTTTTCTAAGAAACGGTGTTTCTTTTTCTTACCCATAGTAGAATGAATACGTAACTGCTTTGTTTTCTCTTCATCTAACTTAAAACCATATTTGCTCATCTTGTCTATCCAATATGGTGCATTTTGACAGTTGACATGATGATACCCTGTTTGTCCTACTACAGCATGAGTCATTATTAAGTTTTTACATTTTTGCATTGCTTGTGCATAATTAGGAATATATTTTTCGTAAACATGCTCTACAAACTCTACACTCCAACCAACATCAAAAATTCTATCAACAGGAGCAGGGCCATTTTGAAAATCATGGATAATAAATCTACTTGAGTTATATCTTTCTAAGGTATAGTCTCCGTCTATACCAATGCTGTCAAATCCTTTTTGTTCTGCAAGTTGTACCATACCTCCAGGACCACAACCTATGTCCAAAAAACTTTTGTGTCCTAATTCATGTAACCAGTCAAGCGCACCTTCATCAAGATGTGTTAATCCGTTATGTCCACCTAAGTGTTCTTCTAACATAATAATCCTTATCTAACTATAAATTTGTTGTATGTACCTAAATACTTATCTTTTGTTTTTTGATTGCCTTTTAAGGTTAAGAAAACACTCTGATTACCATTTTTGCCTATGCTCATCCAGTAATATCGTGGAGGTTGTTCATGGTAAGTATATTTACTACTTAAATTAGCAAGCACTGTTTGGTCCCAAAAAGGTGCCCATTCATCAATTGGTTTAGCAAGTAAGCTGTCTGCTAACTCTTGTCTAAAGCCTGGCGCTCCAAAGGTTACTAGTCCTGCAAGCCAATGTTTTGCCTTTAAGTGTCTAAGCATTGTTATTTTTTGGCTACATGCTTCTTCAAATTTTATAGGATCAGCTTTCCTTGTGCATATAGTATCCGCATCAAGAGTCATTATTAAATCTTTATCAGTAAATTTTTCAGCAACTTTTAAAAATCTTACACACTGTAAATAACCAATTTTATCTGTGTTAGTTTTAAATTCTCTTTGTTCAGTGGTATATTCAACACCGTCTACTTTTTCAACATGTGTTGGATTTACAATATGTACATGACAGGTTATCCATGGATTAAAATATTTAATACTGCGTATTAAATTTATGCCCCAATCTTCATAATATTTTTGATCACATCCAATAAGAATATTATAACGTGGCATCTTCCATCCCAGCAACTCTCAGCTTTACTACATTAGTTATCTGCCATTGCTTCTGGTCGAGTCCTTTTAAGAGTCCTAGCCACTTGTTACGCATTAGTGCAAACTCATTTATAATTTTTTCGTAGTCAACAACGTCTGCCTCGCCGTCAACGTATTTTTCAACGTCACGGCTTGACAGAGCTCGTTGATAGTTTTCGAGATATTTCTTAAAATATGAACTACGCAATCTACGGAGCTCAATATTTAAGTAATGGAGTATAGCTTCTATTTCTTGTAGTTGATTAAAGCGGTGTTCAACAATACCGGGCATCTCTGCCGCAGCACGTTCAACATTTCCTTTAAGTTTTACTTCAACTCGAGCTTGATTAAGTTCGTTTTCGAAGTATACTACAGCGTCTGGTATCTTTGATACATCACGTGAGATCTCGCTATACCAGCCCATTACTCATCCCATTCGTCCAAATTGTCGTCATCAGGATCAATATCTAGATCTAAATAATAAGAAATTGCATCATCAAGAACATTGTCACTGCCTAATGCAGCCGTAAATGCTTCGTCTGTTGCACCATAATCGGCACAACACTCTACATAACGTTCAGCAACAATTTCTATACTTTTCTTATCAATAGTATCTTTAAATACTGTCCATACATCTACAATTTGACTCTCGTCCATAATTTACTCCTCGATTAATTCTTGTTCGTTTACAACGATTTCTTCGTCGTCATCTGCGGTATTTACCACAGGTGATAATTTTTCATTGTATTCCGACATGATCATATCCATCTTAGATGGTTCCATCCATGCCTTACGATAATCAAGATGTTCATTACCTGCTAGATCAACATACTTGAGCCTATTACCTTGTTTTTCTAGTAAACCTTTTTTCTCAAATAGTTCAATAAGACCACTGTAAGGATTCATACCTGTTTCGTATGGAATCTTTACTTGTACGCCTTCAAACGGTTTTGCATAACGAGTTTTCATTACTTTACAACCTGCTCTAATGCCACGTACTTCTGAGATCTTATTACCAGCTTCATCTTCTTTTAGTTTCATCTTTTTCATTGCAACAACAATACTTGATGCATAGATAAAGCCTTGTCCACCACTGATTTTGTCATCTGGATCAAACATATCTTGAGATGCATATGTGTGATTAGTACATACAAGACCTACATTACAACTACCAATCATGTTAACTGTGTTACGAACAAGTGCGGTCAACTGCTTAGGTTTACGACCCATATCACCTTTCATATCACCTTTTTGAAACTGATCGATATCAGTTGGTGTGAGTAACATTCCTAATGAGTCAACTACAAATAGTACCTTAGGACGATCTTCTTCAGCCATTGCTTTATAGTCATCCATAAATGTTGATATAGTTTTTGCTACATCGTCAATCATTGACATGTTTAATTTAAGTAGTTTTTCTTCTGATGTGTCTACATCTAATGCTTGTAGCCACGATTCATCGAGTGCATTCTCTGAGTCAATTAATACTACAAAGATACCTTGATCTTGTGCGTGTTTTACAATGTTACCAGAACAAAAGTAAGACTTACCTGCGCCTGATTCTCCTGCAAACACTGTTACTTTGCCTAGTGGCACACCTTTATTAAAGTCGCCACTAATAAGATAGTTTAGTGCATATGAGCCTGTGCTAATCCAATCTGTTGGATCATTAAATCCACTACTCATACCTGTTATACTTTTAGTTAAGTCCTTGCGGAACTTACTAACATCAAATGATTTAGCCATAGTTTCTCCTTGTTAAAGCTATGCTCCTAGTGCCGTTTAGAACGTTGACAGCCAATGGCAATGAATCTCAGTTCTGGTTTAGGCACTAGGAACACTTATTTTATTCTTTAGCTAGATTGTCTTGAACGAATCATTGCAAGAATGTCCTGTGCATTACCTTCAGCCGGAGCCTCTTCAGCCGCTGGAGCCGGAGTAGTTTCTGCTACCGGAGCCGGAGTAGTTTCTGCTACTGGAGCCGGAGTAGTTTCTGCTACTGGATCAGCAGTTCTTGAAGTTGCTGTTCCGTTAGTTGATGATTGATTCGGATCACCAGTTCTTGCTGACATACCTGCT